CGCCAGGACTGACAGCCTGCAAAGTGGCAAGTTTGATAAGTCGTTGGCAGTGGTCGAGTCGATAATGAAGCTGCGAACCTTCAGAAAGAGCTTGTTCCGGGCATCGTTGGCATAGTCTTCTATGAGGTCAGACCCGGACCAGTACCGGGTGGTATCGTCACCAACGGTATCGGCCAGCATCGAACGCGCTCTTTTTTCCAGTTCGACAGTGTTCATGACTTAATCACTTTCCCTTTGGGGAGTTCTTCAGCCAGAGGTTCCGGTATAGTCTCAACAACCGGATCAGGTTGTGTCTCAAAGGTGTTCCCGGTGGAAGGTTGGCCGGGATTAAGCTCAGGGGAAGGAACCGGGCTGAATACAGGGGCCGGTTCAGGTTGTAATTCGGTTGGAACATCCTTGCCAAGAATCCTCGCCGCTTCATCATTCTCAAGTTCGACAATATCGTCACGCCTCAGCAGTGCCGGAGTCGCAATCATGATATCGTTTTTTGGGTTTCCTCTTTTTCTACAGTAACTCATGACGTCTCCTTAATATGCTTTTGTCGGTTTGATGAACGAGATAACTTTGACATCTCCGCCAGTCCCGCCGGCAACGCCGGAAATAGTGACGGTCATGGTGAAGTCATCGTAATGGATAGGAATAGCACCAACATCAGCAGCGCCGAAGCTGTCACCCTGCTTCGTGACGGTGTTCTTTGCCAGTGCAGTGCTGTTGTAGACCTCATATCCATCAGGGTCGTTGATCGTTACCGTTGCCGTTACGACGTTTGAGAAGTTGGCAATGTCGATGATTATCATTTCTATCCAGCCGGTGTTCTGAAGGGTCTGAGTCAAGACCGTCCCGGTTGCGCCGAAGCTGAAAACATTTTTCCGTCTGTCCATACATGCTCCTTTGGGGAGGTTGAGGCGGGGAGAACTCTCCCCGCCATCGGTTTAGAATGACCCGCCAAGGCTGACACGCCGCCAATGAGGGCGAGCAACTGTTGACACGTTGATGAAGATGTAACTTGCGTTGTATCTCATCTCCCCGGCGGCTTTGGCCGACTTGGTGGAAGATGAAAGGTTGTGGAACCGGATAGCGGCAGCAGTCTTGTCGCCAGGAGCGGCAAAGGCTGTTACTGCTATCATCAGGAGCATGGTGCAGGCAATCAGATATCTCATACCGACACCTCCAGTTTGTTCTGTACGCCGTCATCAAAAGTGAGGACGTACTTTATGCCAGTCACGGTATCTGTATAAACAGGGCCGTAAGTGGGCAGGAATATGACGTTGCCGCTCGCATCCCTGATAGCTCCAGTCAGGGTGAGTTCGTCAATCGTCGCCTGATTCATGTTATGTGCCACTGTATGCCTCCTTATGCAGACGGAAGGGCGTTAAAGTCTACGCACTCCGCAAAGAGAATGAACTTGGGACCAGCAGTAATACCGGTTGCCGTGGTCATAACCACGTCGAGGCTGTCAACGGTAGAGTAGAAGTAACCGCCATCTGCTGTAACTGCACGGGCATCAGTGCCGAGGGTTGAATGGTCGAATGTCCCGGCAACGGCTTTACCATCGGTTGAACCGATCCAGCCGGCAGACGATCCACCGTCACCGACGTTCATGGTGAGGGTTGTGCCGACGGCAGGGGTCAGAACCTTGACATGAACGCTGCGAACGAGTGTGCCAGCCGGGATTGTCAGGGCTTGATACACGTCAGCCGCCGTAATCGCCCCAGCAGTCAGGTCGATAGTGTTCTGGATAACGTAATGACGGTTGATGCCATGAAAAGGGACAACGCCCTTGGTAGCACCGGAGTTTGTTTTGTCGATTGTAGACACGTGGTATCTCCTTTATGAGAATTGCGGGGGAGGCAGCACCTCTCCCCGCTGTTCGTCGTTAATTATGCCTTATAGACGTAGAATACGCCGAGAGCTTTGCCGTATATGACCTTCCAGTCATAGATGTTCAGACCAGCAATACCGGAACCGTGGGTGGTTTCCAGTTTGTCGAAATACTGAACATCGGAGAGCTGAGAAACAAAGGCGATTGCCGACTTATGCCCGAAAAGAACGGGATAACAGGCTTTACCAGTGTCGGTAACAGCGGTATAGAGATTCGACTGATGAGCGGCAAACTTGCCGATCTTGCCGAACTTGCCACCCTTGAGGCTGGAGTCCATACCGGTCATGGATTCGTCTTTGTAGTCAGAGACATTCAGAAGACCTTTCATCCATGTAGGGATGACAATCCATCTTTCGTCATCCGGCCAGGTCTGCTCGTCAGCAACGCACTCGACGTTGTTGTGCAGGTAGTCGATGATGTTGCTCTTGTTCAGACCGATAGGTGCACCGGTCGCGCCCAGGTTGTAGGAACCGGATTTAGCCCCGGCAGTCGCGCCTTTGTTGGCAGAATCGGCATCGGCATAAACATCGGCCAGGAGGTCGGTGTCAACTTTGATCTTCTGTTTCTTCATGGCGTCTTTTGCAAGCACCTGGAGGAAGTTCTTATCCCAGAACTGCTTTTTGTCAACGTCGTCACGAGCAACGGCGAAGTCAGAGGCACGGTTAACTTTCATAACAACCGAGTCAGACTTGGCAAGCTGCCACTGGCGAGTTTTGCCACGGTAGTAATCGCCGACGTAAACATCGGGGATGGTGTTGACAACAACCGTATCACCCATGTTTTTGATTTCGCCTTCAACATCGGTATTGGTGATGTTGGCGGCCACCGTTTCGTCATAGAACTTCTTGCGATAGGTGCGGGAGAACAGCACCGGAATGCGCTTGTCGTTGCCGTCATAGGTATAATCAGGCTGACCGGCAGCGCCGGGAACTGTGCCCATGAATACCCAGAATGGTGCCATGAGCGCGGATTTTACACAGAATGTCAGTGTGTAGAGAAACCTTGTAAACATTACGTATCTCCTTAACGGACTCTACCCTCTGAAACGGCAGTTTGATGCTCTTCCCATAAGGCGTTTATCTTCGGGTCGCCTGAATCAGCCTTACCCTTGATAATATCGTTTTCGAGCTTGTTCACTTCCGCCCAGGTGTAGGTCTTTTTGATTTGAGGTTGTGGAGGCGGTGCCCCCTTGCCGGTAATACCGGGGTCAAGATGTTGCTCAAGTGATGGTCTTTCAGCAGGAGCCGTCTGTGCCGCCTTGAACTTCTGGAATATGGCGGCCACTTTGCCGACTTCTCCGGTCTTTGAATACTTCTTCAACAGGTCGTCATAAGTGTCTTCGGATAAATCACTGATCTTCTCGTCAAGGAACGCCATGAACTTCGGATCGCCGGGAGTATCACCCCATCCATTCAGCTGTTTCCATTCAGGGACTATGCTTGACAGCGAACTGAAGAACGAGTTTGTCGTTGTTGCCGTCTGAGCGGCTTTGAGTTCTTCTGTAGTGCCCTGAGTAGACTGTATCAATGCCCGTAATTCAGCATTGGCAGTCTCCAGGTCTTGCAGTTTACTCTGCTGCTCGTCAAACAGCTTCACGCCCTCTTCTCCAATGTCATCAAGCAACTTCTGCTTGTCAACGGCGGGAGTTGGCGGCTTCGGCGGTTCGGGAGGCTTAACTGCTGTCTTCAGTTCGGCAAGTTGTTCCTTGATTTGGCGATAATCTTCCGTCTGAGCCCTAATCCGGCCTTCGAGAGAGTCATTACGGTGGCGCTCTTTCTCAAGGAGGGCTTTGAGTTGCGCTATCTCCTGAGTTGAAGCGTCTGAAGGCGGTTCTACCGGTGGAACTATGGGAGCCGGTGGCGGTGTTCCCGGTTCGTCTGAAGCCGGTGGAGTGTCGGGAACCTTCCCTAACCCTGCCAGCTCCAGTTCAGCTTCTTCCGCTTCTTTGTCAATCCTCTCTCTGACGCTGAGGCCATCCCCCACGTTTCCCATCAGTAAAAACAGTGGGGCGCGGAGTCCTGTCATCAGCATCTTTTTCAGCATCTTCATTTACTGCTCCTTTGGGGCCGCTAATACGGTGTCCCTGTTTAATTTTGGGGCCGGTGGCCGGTATCCCTATGTATCCTGTCAAGTTCGTCACGCGAACCGGTGATATCTGTTATGATCCTACCGAGTAACTGGCATTCACCCTGGAGCCATCTCATCTGTACGTCCGGTTCCATCCCGGCGAGGTGGCGGTACTTGTCAAGCTGCGAATCCTTCAACCACTGCTCGAATATCTCGAAGTCAAGGTCTGACTTGAGCCGGGAGATTGCCGCCAGTATCCGTTCGTCAGGCTGTAGCAACTTGCGCCTCCTGTGGCCCTCCGGCTTTGCTGCCGTCAAGAGCTTGTTCAGGTTCTTTGCCGGGAGTCTGTTGACCGCCTGCCTGCTGCTGCGGGTTCATGCCGATGGCCGGCATCTTCTCGATTGCTTCAAGGTTCGGCAGAGCTTGGTTGAGATCTATACCGATTGACTTGAACACTTCACCCCACTGGTAAGCTCTGCCCTTCGCGCCGATTATCTGCATATCGACTTCGTTATTCGTCAATGGCAAGATGCTCAGGAGCTTCTGTACCCGCGTCTCTTTGATGGTCTGATGGCTTGAACCGCGAGCCTTTATCTTCAGGTCGCCCTTGATAGTCTCATCAGGGTTGTACTGCATGTTGTAGTTGAACATGCGCTCGATCATCGGGATAATCAGGTCGCTGTCTACGTTGTCAATGGCAAGTTCTATGTTCCGGTTGGCGGCATTCATAAACATCGACATGCCCTGAACGGTGTTACCGGCCTTCCCCATCTGGCTGCCAGGACCGTAAGACGGGACAACCAGATCGTCGGCTTCCCGCTTGAACCGGTCGTAAATCATCAGCAGTTCTTTTGCCAGCATGGGAGCGTTGTAGTACCTGACCGCCGGACCTTCCTTCATCTGCCGGTTGGTAGTCAAGATAACCTTGTGAGGCCAGATATCAGGACTCTCCCCAGGGGCCAGCCGGTCTTTGTCCATCTCGGTAAGAGGACCGGAGGATAAGCCGACGTTCTGGATAAGCGAACGAACGGCGAGGTTGCATATCCCCTGGAGGTCGCGCATGAGTTCGGCAGGGCACTCGCCCCACTGAGAATCGTTGGATTTGACAAAGGACGTTACCCCATAAGGCTTCTTGCCGAAGGGGTCGGGGTTCAGTGAAGCCTTGACGCAGAACGTGCCGACAACCTTGATATTGACCGGATAGTCAAGATCGGGGTCAGGTATCTCTTCGGGCTTCATGCCGTAATCAAGCAAGGTCTTACCGGGCACTTCGCCCCAATAGTTCAGCATCTCCAGCTTCGGGCTTTCGCTGAGGCCGTTGTAACTGTCCTTCTCCAGAGTGAACCGCTCCGCATCGACAGAATTCGTCTCTTGATAGCCAGTGGCGTACTGAGCAAGGGCCGCCCTGATTGCATCATCCCGGTAGCCGGGAACGCCAATGAGCTTCTGAAGCCCCCCGCGTGTAGGTCGTTCGAGTTCGATGCAGTCGCCATCGTCAACTTCGATGCTATCGGCTGAAGGATACCAGTCGAAGGGGGATACTCTTGCGAACCGGTATACAATCTGCTTCTCAGTCGAGGGCTTGCCATCCTTCCACGACGGAACTATCTCTTTGGTAAAGAACGGGCCTTTGATTATGCAGGACTTGAAGCGGGAGAGGTCGTTGATACAGGCTTTAAACGCCTTCTGCCAGCCGCCATCATGGAGTTGCTGCAATATGGTCTTTTCCATGTTGGTCGAACGCTCTTCAGCAAGGGCTTTCGCTTGATCTTTGACCTTCTTCTTGACTTCTTCTTCAAGCTGACCGGACTGCTGGATGATCGCGCCGGCATCCACCGGCTGACCGGTCACTTTCGCCTGTTGGATTGCCTGTTGAAGCACCTGTTGACGCACTTGAGTTCTCAAGGCGTCTTCTATTTCAGGCGGAATCTCAATAGTGGTGGAAGGGGTAACATCCCACGTCCGATCGCCAAAGGGATTGAGCTGATTGAGCAGCCAGGATTCAGCGTCACGCGCCTTGTGATAGGTCAGCCGGATGAAGTCATCAGGCAGACCGGCCTTTGCCAGCGCCATCTTCAGCCCTGGATCGTATTCGCCTTTGAGTTGCCGGAGGATTTGCAGCAGATCTTGTTCAATGGTGAGTTTTGCGGTCTTGGCAGTCTCGAAGAAGGTTCGGACGTGGTTGACGAGCAGGTCTTGGGGCACTTCTTCAACCGGCTGCAACATATTGTCGTCATTAATATTGCCGATTTGAAGCATGTTGCCTCACTTGAAACGGAAAAAGGCCGGATAGTCACTTTTCAGGGTGATTTATCCGGCCTTGTGTCCAGTCCTCTTTCGAGG